AAGTTTTCAGTCATACTGATATTTAGCCATAAATACAAGACTATGCCACGCTTATCCTTATACCGTCCCGAAAAGGGCAATGATTTTAGATTTTTAGATCGTGCAATTAACGAACAGTTCCAAGTAGGCGGAACTGATGTTTTCTTGCACAAATACCTAGGACCAGTTGCACCAGAAGCCGGTGATGCTACTCCCACTACTCCTGATCAAAGCGGCTCAAGCGTTCCTGAACTCGGTATACAAGATTTATTATTCATGGAAAATAGAGATCGTCATTACGATCCAGATGTTTATATTTTGCGTGGAATTTATACATTACAAGATATTGACTTTAATCTAAGTCAATTTGGTTTATTCTTACAGAATGACAATATTATGGTTACGTTCCATTTACGTGGAACATTCGATGCAATAGGTAGGAAATTAATGGCAGGTGATGTTATTGAACTACCACACCAAAAAGACGAGTATGCATTAGGTGACGATGCAGTTGCACTAAAGCGGTTCTATGTTATTAGCGAAGTTACTCGTCCAGCAAGCGGGTATAGTCAGACATGGTATCCGCACCTACTACGTGCTAAATGTCAGCCGTTAGTTGATACACAAGAATTTAAAGAAATACTTGACAAAGAACTTATCGATGCTAATGGAGATGCGACTGGTAGTACGATTAGAGATTTAATTTCTAATGTCCAAACTAGTATTGATATTAATAATCAAATTATTGCACAGGCAGAAGCAGATGTCGGTCGAAGTGGGTATGATACAGAACATCTGTACGTTGTTCCTATGAAAAATGCAGAAACATTAGACGTTGCAGATGTTTCAAATACAGATCTAGATGTTAGTGTTGACAATCCTTCTTTTGATGCAAGTATAGTTTTAAATTCTCCAGATCACAATTATTATGTAGGATACCTTACAGGGGACGGAGTTCCACCTAACGGCGCTCCGTATGGCTTTGGTATACAGTTTCCTACTTCACCCGTCAACGGACAGTTTTATTTAAGAACTGATTATTTGCCTAATAGACTATTTAGGTATGACGGAAGACACTGGATTAAGTTTGAAGATAATGTACGCATGACTGTTAGTCAGACAGGCGAAACACAGACTACTGATGCAACAAAGGTCAGAAGAACACAAAAGGCATCGTTTATCAATAACACTAACACTGCTACTATTGCTGGAGAAGTCGTTGTTGAGAAACAAGCATTGAGCAAAGCACTAAGACCAAGAGCAGATAATTAATATGGACCACTTCTATGACGGCCAAGTACGCAGATACTTGACACAATTTATAAATGTAATGAGTAACTTTGCCTACAAAGATACTAAGGGGCAGTTAGTTCAAGTACCTGTTCGATATGGGGACATGAGCAGACAAGTTGCATCTATACTAAGAAAGAATAGCGAAAACGTTATTCCCAGTGCTCCGTTCATTGCCTGCTACATTAAAGACTTGCAGTTCGATCGTCCTCGTATGCAGGATCCTACGTTTGTTAGTAAGATCCAAGTTCGTGAACGTGACTGGGATGAAGATGGTCAAGAATACCTAAACACACAAGGTAGCAATTATACTGTAGAACGAATGATGCCCAGTCCTTGGTTAATTACCTTTGCCGCAGACATATGGACTACTAATACAGAAATGAAACTTCAACTGTGGGAACAAATTTCAGTATTATTCAATCCTAGCTTTGAAATTCAAACAACTGATAATTATGTAGATTGGACTAGTCTAAGTGTGTTGGATCTAACAGGACAAACATGGAGTTCAAGAACAATCCCTCAGGGCGTTAGTGAAGATATTGATATACTAACAATGAATTTTACAGCACCTGTTTGGATAACCCCGCCCGCTAAAGTTAAAAAATTAGGAATTATCACAAAGATTATTTCTAATGTATATTCTGTAGGTCACGGCACAATTAATTCAGCTTATGATAAAGAAGGTGCTGCAGAAGTTTTTGGGGAAATAAGTCCGGATGCTACTATTACTGTAACTCCAGGTAATTATGATCTATTAATATTAAACAATCGAGCAAGATTGATTAATAAAAACGGTCAGGGCGAAAACATAGATATTACCGATCCTAGAAATATTGTGTCATGGCATAAGTTGTTAGATCTGCATCCTGGTAAATTTAGGGCCGGATTGAGTCAATTGAGATTTAATCAACCTGATAATACTGAAGTCATTGCTTATATAGGATTAGATCCTAGCGACGAATCTTCTATGGTACTAAACATTGATACAGATACTATTCCCAGTAATACTACGATAGCTGGTAGAGGAACCGTTGACGCAGTCATTAATCCTGAAAATTATAATCCTACAGGTGTAGCAACTGGCAAAAGATTTTTAATTTTAGAAGATATTAATATTAATAGTGCATATAACACTCCGGGGTATGACGGTCCCGATGCATGGAAGAATGCTGATAACAGCGATTTTCAAGCACATGCAAACGACATTATCGAGTGGGATGGTGTTGCATGGAACATTGTATTCAATTCTACTACACAGAGTAATGTGGTCTATATAACTAATTCATATACAGGAACACAATATAAGTGGGACCAGAAAGCATGGTCTAAAACTTATGAAGGTGTGTATGATTCAAGTTTATGGCGACTAGTACTCTAAATCAAATTATTTGTAGCGGCGGTTTATTTTTAGCAAGAGATACCAAACGATTTCTCTTGCTACAGAGAACTCAAGGAAAAACTGCAGGAACATGGGGGTTAGTGGGCGGAAAGAAAGAGCCTACTGATGCTACGCCATTTGAAGCATTACAACGAGAGATTGAAGAAGAAGTTGGAAAAGTATCTGGTATTAAAAAAACTGTACCTCTTGAGTTGTTTACCAGCAACGATCAAAAATTTCAGTATAATACCTATGTTGTGATTGTAGAAAAAGAATTTCAACCACATCTAAATAACGAACATGCAGGATATGCGTGGTGCAGTTTTAACAACTGGCCAAAACCTTTACACCAGGGTGTAAAGAATAGTCTCAATAATAAAATTATTAGAGCAAAAATAGAATTGATATTAGAGTTAGTCTAGGTCGCTAGGACCAAAACCGTAAGTTCCTAAGTGGCGTAGTTCTTGACTTAGTGCTGTATCAACTTTGACAGTGTACCCGGCTGCACTGACCTTTTGCCATAGTAACATGTCTTCGCCTAAAAAATCATTTGATGCAGGACTCCATCCAAATTCAAACCAAGGTTTCGGAAGTTGATTGAATATTTCAGTTTTCATTAATACACAACCCATGCCTATTCCTTCTACGTCCACAAGTTTATCTTGAACTTTAAAGTCTAAGGGATTTTCCCAGTCGCCTATTGTTTCATAAGCAACACCTTTACAGGGAAATTGTCGTCTAACGTAATTTCCTGCAACTATAGGTTGATTGTGAGCTAACAGTCTAACAGCAGTGGTTGCTGGAAATACTATATCACTATCTAGCCACAGCATATATTCAGCCCCTAAATCTAAGGCCATTGTTGCAAGTCTCTCACGTTGTGTAAGTAAGATTGTACTTGCATCCATAAACACATGTGTGTCTAAATCATTCATGGTATTAAATTTTACCATTTCAAGTAAGCTCATTGCATGGGCAGAATGCAATGTATCCCGTGTAGGAATACATACTGCTATTTTTCCCTTTTTAGTTGACCATTTACTTGAAGAAAATACTGAGTTCTTTTTCATGCGCCTGCTACATCGTTACTAAGTGTTTCGCCCTTAATTACCAATCCGTGGATAGCATTGATTAAGTCTTGGGTCCTCTTAGCACACAGTATAAAGTCATTAGGACTTAGTTTGCAAGCGGTTGTCATGGTTTCAAAGCTCAATTTTTCATTTGTAAGAACTTCAATTGCGCTGGTTCTTGCCAAGTTCTCAATAAAAGATTCTTTAGAAGCATCTTCATTTAAATTTAAAAGTTCAGAACATTCATCGATGTCCATGTCGTCTAGTAAATCTGTTAGACGTTCTAGTTCAGAGGCTTCGCCGGGTGTTAATGTAGCACCAGACTCTGATAGAGTTTGGATTCTTTCCAGGAATTTTTTTAAAATTGTTGGATTTGTTCCTCTATCTGCCCAAATTACGTTATCTAATTCCCACTTGCTAGGGCATTCGTTTACTGATTCTAATAGTTTTGCAATGTTGTTTGGTTTCATGTTAATATGTAAAAGGATATGAGCGGCCGCCAAAAGTTTGAGAGAATCTAATCTGGGTTCCGGCTGCTTGGTTAATACCGTAAGTAGCATTATTACCTAGGATAGCACTTAACCTAATATTCTGGCCGCCAGACGGCGCATTTCCGGCAGCACCGGGCAGATTGTTAGTATACGCCCTGTTCACTCTTCCGAATGATAGTTCCGATCCTGTTGCTGGTAAAATTCCTGCCATTATGTCCTTGAGGCCCTGATATTTATGAGCCCATTTCCTTGTTTATATTAAAATGTGACTATGTATTATTCAGTTGGCGGTGCCATAGGCGCTGCTGGAGGTTCAGGCATCCATGATAACTTAACATCTGCTAACACGGATTTTTGCTGATCGATCTGTTTCTGGATCTGTCCATTAACATGTCGTTCGTAATCGTTTACAACTATAGCCTTGATCCAGCCCATAACATCATCTTCACTTAGTGCCTGAGTCGGGATAAGCTCTGCGCCTTCTGGTATTGTAAAAGGAGTTGCTCCCGTAAAGACTCCAGAATGTCCATCAGAATCTGTACCAGTTTTTTGCCATGTGGCGTGTACAACTTCGCCGTTGCTATTTTGCTTTAATCCTGTAATTTTCCAGGTATACGTAATTGACATAATTTCTCCTAATCCTTTAGATTAACTTGTTTTTATTTATTCTATCTTCAAGGTCATCGATGCGTTGACTTTGTTTTTCAATGGTTTTTTGTTGTTCTTTAATTGCTTCAATTAATAACGGAACTAATTTTTCATACTGTACTGTTTTATAATATTCACCAGATTTACTATCACCGTCGTCATCAATATCAAACGGTGCGGGTCTAACAATTTCAGGTAGTACGCTTTCAACTTCATCTGCAAATACACCTGCTTGTCTTTTATTGATGTCGTACCCGTGTTCTCCTGCAATATTGTTCCCTGTATAAGTAATACCAGTTAATTTTTTTACTTTGTCTACGGCATTTTCGATAACTTGAACGTTGGTTTTTAACCTACGATCTGAATAGTAAGCTGTAATTTCATTAGTTGCTCTAATTTCACCCGTTGTACCCGATGCATTAGTGCCCAACCCTAAGCTAAGAATCCTGCAGCTACCATCAAACATAGCACCACTATTGAAATATTTACTGTGTTGTGCTTTAGGTTGAATTGTAGTTGTTGGTGTAAATGTGTAAGTGTAGTATGATGGGTTAGATTCAACAATGTTTCCACCAGCAGAGTTACCATTAAACAATGTTGTATTACCTACAATATTGTAAAAGTTATAAATTGTTGCGCCACGAAGCCAAATAATCATTCTACTGCTTTCGCTGACCTGTTGCCAGTTTGCAATCAATTGAACGTTTTGATACAAGGATTCGCAATTTTCATATGTAGAACCAAAGCCCCAGCCGCTGGACTTGTGACTAAAACGTGCGTTCATAGTAGAGAAGTTAACGCCGGTGTATCCAGGGTCGTCGTATCCACCACGTTCAATCATAAACTCGCCGTATTGTTGTACAGTTGGTCCTGAACCAAGTTGAAATACTACAGGATAAAAATTACTTGTATTGCCACCTACAGTAAATGCAGTTCTTTGTGCATCATCAATTCTAGTTGCATATCCGCTAACGCTTCCTGTAATTCTATTAGCGACTGTTAGCCCTACAAAGTTTGATGTACTGTTGGGGTCAGCATAGTAACCGGTATTGTTGCTGTCGTAGAAAATTGGAGCACGAATGTCAGTATTATTATATAATGTTCCCCTAGTATCAATAGCGTACCCTGGATCACCGCCTCCTAATGCTCCCCAGTCGCCCTGAGCGCCGATTCCTATATTTCCGCTAGTATTTGCCCTAAAGAAAGTAACACCGTTGTATCCAGCAATACCATTGTGTGGATTCCAATCGCCTGCGCTAGAATATCCCATATCTAGGAATGTTCCGGCTCCACCTGTTCCAATAACAAACTGATTACCGACGCCGTTGCAGGTAAATTGTATTGTGGGTCCGTGATTGGTATTTGATGTTACAGTATGGTTTAAAGTTAATGCAGGGTACTGACCATGAGCGTGTAGAATAGGTCTTAGATTAGTATCTTGTAATGAAAAATTAACAGTTGTGCTGCCTACAATAAGTGCATTACCTGCGCTGCCCGATGCGTTACCTGCTATTTTAACCTGGCCTCCAAGTCGGGTGTCGACTGCAGGGTTAACATAATATGTAGTATCATTACTGTCATAGAATATAGGTGCATCGACACGAGTATCGTTATACAATCTACCATATGTTTCAACACCGTTATTTGGTGCTAGATACATGTGAGTATATCTAGTACCTGAATAATCTCCTGTACCTGCGGTAGCGGTATAGAAATACCACTGTCCGCCTGTACCCATTCTCATGTACGCTTGTCCAAAACTAGGATTTGGTCTACCAAAGTAATAGACAGGCATGTTAGTGTTCTGACTGTTATCAACGTTGAAACCAAAGCCTGCCCAGTCCCATGTATTACCTGGTTCACTGCACCACATTTGTAAAGCGGATATACCTGTACCGGCACCGTTGTCTGCGGCGTTCAGATGCACTCTAAGTGATGAATCACCGTGCCCAGCTGCTACAGTTAATCTACCGTTGAGTCTCGAGTCACTGCCAGGATCTATATAATATGATGTATCATTGCTGTCCTCAAATCTAGGTGCTTTTATTGTAGCGTTGAACAGTACACTAGAAGAAGAATCAGAATAAAAACCTCTTAAGGTACCAAACGCAGAGTTACTTGAAGAATAAAATCCGCCAGCTTCGTAGGCGTAATATGAGCCATCAACTAATGTGTATCCTCGACCACCACTTTCTAAAACTACAAACTCGGCACCTGCGCCGGTAGTAACACCATTAGTTCTTGTGTATCCGTTAGAAGCTAAATCACCTGCCCAACTACCACTCTGACGCCAAAATCCTAGGCTGTCGATGCCGTCTAACAGGTCAGCATTTAATCCAGAACCTGAACCAGAACTACCAGCAACTGAAGTCCTAGGAACAACAGTATCTAAGTTTGTATAAGCTGACAAACTGTTGGTTTGTAGGATCGACCAGCCTGATCCATAATCGTAATCACCAGTACTATAACCTAACCATAAGTCTCTTGCTAAAATAATAGGATAACTAGAATTAAAGTGCGTTAATATAATTGCTGTCCTACCAGTACTGATATTTCTACCTACCTGAATAGTAGGAACAATATTAGGATTAGTGCTAGTATACTCCCAGCCTTGAAAACCGCCATTGCTTTCTGCATTCCAGTAACCACCTAAATTAATACTAGTTTTAGCGTTATTACTAGAATAGTTCTCAAACCAGTTAATGGTAAAGCCGCCCATCATGTAGCTGTCTTGCGGAACATTAGTTTCAATAACCGTATAAGTTGCGGCTCCACTATAATCCGAACCGGCAGTAAGTACACCGTCCCAGGTCTTCATTGGACCGTTGTCAGAGCCTGTGTAACTGTTGAAGGTACGATAGAATGTGTTTTGGTGTGTAGTAATCTTATCAGCAACTGACATTCTTACCGCACCACTATTAGAATCTAATACTCTAAATCCTCGATCGTTATTACCTAAACCGTAATACTTTGCCTGCATCCAATAGACGCTACTGTCATTCGATGACATGCCATATGCAAAGTTTGGGTCCTCCCAACGTGGCATAAACATGTTAGGTGCATTATAACTAGTTGAAAAGTTTTGAAATCTAGAACCGCTGTAGATATTTTCGTTATAGACGTGCTTGTAGGCTTTTACACGCAGATATGTAGCATCATTCATCCACCAGCCACCGCCCCAACCAAAACCTAGTTCTTCGTCTTTTAGGAATGTGCCTGTGCCGCGACCAAATACAATAGCATCATTGTTTCCTAGCAGTTGAATACTACCGTTTACAAACAATCTATTGTTGGTAAAACTACCTACTAACGCAGTATTATCTGAAGTGGTGTATGAGAAGTCACTGGTTCCGATGCCTACAAGACCGTTAGAGCTGATACGCAGTCTTTCTCGACTATATGTTAAATCGTTAGTTGCGTCTTCGTGTGTATAGAAACGTAGATCTGTTCCCCAGTTAGCTGCTGAATTTGATCGCTGACCACTGATACCAGACCAGTGACTTCCTGGACCTGTGCTAAACCATAGACCCACTGAAGTATCATCATTGTTAGTGTTGTCAACCATGATACCTCTCATTGAGGTACCATTAATAGCATTACCACTTGATATGGTTGCGCCTGCTTCTCGAACGTGCAATCTACTTGTCGGTGACGTAATATTGATACCGACGTTTCCGTTAGTGTCAATGACCATCCGCTGACTACCGCCAGTTGCGTGTGTAGTTGCAGTATGTGTCCAGAACTGAATTTCAGTTGCAGGGTTAGATTCGTAAATGTTACCACCAATTACAACTTTATTTGAAGTTGCATCAGATAATCCGCCGATTAATGAGAAGCCAGTAAGGTTAGTAGCTCCGTTATAATGCGCTCCTGTTATGTAAGTCCACTTTGCTGTACCGTTAACATCGTCTCCTAGGTGAATATTTCCGCCAGTTGTGTTACCTGCGCCCGCAACATGTAATCTGCTTGTGGGACTGGTTGTACCGATACCCAATCTATTTGTACTAGGGACCCATACTAATGCTGAATTATCAACTTTGATAGGCAAGTTACCACTGGTTCCAGAAACAAAAGTCAAATAATGGGTGCTGGCATTTGAAGCATCGTTAGTGATAGTTACGTTTGTGGAGTTAGTAACTGTTCCAGAAACACTAGATGCTGTAATAGTTCCGCCGACGTTGATGTTTCCACCAACGAATAGATCCTTTGCTATACCTGTTCCGCCAGCAATTCTTACAACGCCTGTGTTTGTTGAAGTTGCATTTGCTGTACCTGCTACATTGAGATATCCGTTGTACTGTGCAAATCTAATTTCACCAGTGTCATATACTTCTATGCTGGGAATACCTGTAACGTCATTGACTGCAAACACAGGACCAAACGTACTGTCCGTGATAGAGAATAACTGTCCTACATCACCTTCAAAACTTAGAGTAGCATCTGTACCAGAATTATAAACTCTTAGAGTAATGGTTGCGCTAGATAGGCTATCAGCACCCGTGAAGTATATAACCGGATCGGTAGAGGAACCCCTATCCGGTATAATTCTAATGTCGCGATCTGAATTTGCCATTCTTTATTTTCCTAAACTTTTTCGCACTAATTCTTTTAATTCCTGCACTTCTGCGCTGAGATGATCTATGGTAGATTTTTGATCTTTAATTGCTTCTATCAGCAACGGAACCAGCTTCTCATATTTAACCGCTTTGAAACCATCAGGTCTAGTTGCAACAATTTCTGGTAGTATCGCTTCAACTTCTTGAGCAATAACACCTATGTCATGTTTTCTTACAAAGAAACCATCTTCTCCGCCACGGGATTGTATATGTTCCTGTGTCCAGTCAAAATATACACCTCTAATAGACTCGAGCATGGCCATGGGACTTGCAATAGGTTGAATGTTTTCTTTTAGTCTTTCATCAGATCCATAGTAGGCAGTAATTTCACTGGTTGCACGAACTTCACCTGCAAAAGTTCTATTTCCTGGATGACGCACTCTGATTGCTTTCCATCCTGATATATAAGAAGTGCCGCCGCCTGTGTAGTTAAACAATGCCTGTGGTGTCCAGTATTTTGTTCCGGGCTTAAACTGCCCAGTACTACTGCCAAAACCACCAATATATCCAGTATACTTAACCCAAGATCCTACGCTCGGAGCATTGTTTGACATGACCCAGTAACCAAAACTACCTGGGTTTCCACCTAGAGAGCTAAAGTTATGATCGAAATCGATACTGCCCATGTAGTGACCATTCTGCGTGACCACGTTTTTCATCCATACTTCCATATAGAAAATATCGTCTTGATCTACAGCGATCCAAGGAACACCGCTACCATAAACAGTATTACCTACATTTATAGCGCCTGCGAGAGAAATAGCGTACCCACCCGGTGCTGTACTGTCTGCGACCCAATTTACGTTGGTGCTGCCGCTAAACATAGCACGTAATTGATCTGTGGTCCAACTAGGATCTATAGAAAATACTTCATCGCTGTGCGAAAAATGACCCACTGGTTGTTGTTCAGATGTGTTGGTTCTTCCATGAGCTATTGTCAGTTGATTGATTCTGCTGTAGCCGGCAAAATCCATGTAGAAGCTGGTATTGTTATGATCGTAGTACAATGGGGCTCTCATTGAACCCGAATTAATTTCTAAATATGCTTGACCAGCATTGTTCTCAGAAATTAACTGCATAGGATATGCAGATACATCTCCACTATGATACAATCTACCCCACTTAATTCTCGATCCAGGACCGTCGTGTTGGAATACTTGTTGACCGACTAGATTAACTGCACTTGAACCATATGTGGCACTGATAGCGTGACCTTCACCACCACTCCACCCTCCTTTTAAGTCAATGTCTCTATATGTTATAGCACTACTTGTACCCTGCTGCACGTTTAATTGAGCGTGAGTCGTACCAGTTCCCCAGGATGAACCCAGTGTTGTAACACCGGTACTATTTCCAATACTGGCTACGTTTGCTCCGGACGTTGCATTTCTAAAAATCCAACCACGTCCATTTGTATCCATATCCCAGTAGGTTGCATAGCCTTCTGTAAGTGCGCCATGTAATCCCCATCCTATCGAACCTTGATTCTTAAATTGTATTCTTGAAGTTGAAGTTCCTCCAGAACTCCATAGTGTTAACGTTCCGTTAGATACGCTGGCTGAATTTAAATCACCTCTTACGGCTACATTATTAAAACTAGAACTGCTTGCAAAATCACCATAATAATTAGTATCATTGGTATCGTAGAATATAGGTGCTCGCAGGCTGTTACGACCTTCTCCATAAAGACCATCAGACGCTCCATAAATCCTAAATCCCCAATCCCAGGAACTTCCATCTACAGCACCTCGGCCTCCATAAAATAACAAGGCCGAGGTAGAGTCATTATGGAATAACCAATAGGGTTGATTACCATTAGTGGCTCTTAAACACATACTAGCATAAGTTCCTCGAACAGTTAACTGTTCAGCGTGCGATCCTGTAGACCAGTCACCATTTAATCTCAAATTACCTATCTGACTTGTATTGTTGCCGTTCATGTCTTT